TTATTGTTTATTGTTTCTGTTGTTCTTGCTCGACTGATACCACCCAAAACTTCATCTGATTGGTTTTCAATTCTATATCCACGTACATATGCAAGACCTTTACCAATCTTCAAATCATATTGAGCAGAGTTAACTGTATTTGATGATGGTGTTAATTTAAATTCATTAACAATATAATCACCATTACTCTCAAAATCTCTCTTTGCAAAGTAATCATCGATAATAGAATATACACTATTGTCTACTTGTTTAACGATAGTTCCATTATCTACTCTAACTAATTCAATAAATTGATCATCGTTTCCTGGTGTTAGTGGTAATGAAACCAGGTCTAAGCTAATTTTAAATCTGTCTGCTCCTGGTGCTTGATAGTTTGATGCACCAACTGCAGGATCTAACAACGAAGTGTCATTAACATAATCAACAATCGTTTCAGAAATAGAAAGACCTATACGATATGATGGGGTACTGCTATACTTATCTAAAACAATTGTTTGTGGTGAAACTTGAACGAAATGTCCTATCGAATATTTGCTGAACGTTCCATCTGGGTTAGGTGTTGAGGAAATATTGTATCCATTTACAATATAGAAAATACCTTGCGAAATAGATGCTGTCGATGTTTTTCCTGTACTAGTTGTGCCACCAGAAGAACCGATTGTCGTTGCAGTAAAGTTTGATCCGTCTGTGCAGAATATCTGCATCCCATCAGTAAATTGAACTCCAGAGTTATAAGAAACATATAGTGTTGCTGGATCTGCTTGAGAAGCTTCTGTTGTTGCAATTACTTTCCCTCTTACTACACCAGTAGAATCTTGAATATCTTTGTTGAGAAAATTTTCTGCAACAACTTCATCACCAATAGGAGTTGTAGGATTTAACTTCAAATAGAAGTTGTTTAAATTCGTTGTTACTTTACCACCAGAAACAGGAGAATTTTGTGAGAAAATATGGTCGGCAAAGTTACTGATTTGATTTTGTAGAATAGTTTGAGCCTGAGTTAGTTCTCTTGCTTGAACTGCAAATCCTGGCTTGAATAATATTCTATGAAAATTCTTTGTCGGGTCAAAATCGTCAAAATACGGATCAACGTTAAAATTTAGAGCCATTTTTTTCCTTTAATATCCTAATACAAACCTTAATTGTTCTATTCCGTCAGCACTTCTTTGTATTGAGCTTCTGTTTTCTACAAAGATGATGTGACCAGAGAATATGTCGTAATCAGGAGTACTTATTGTAGTTGTAGTTCTTGCTGTTCCAGATGAATCACCAAAGAGAGTGCTGTTAATCACAGGAGTTCCTGTAGTATTTAGTAGTCTAATTACACCTGTTTCATCATCAAAACTCAAAACAGTTGCTTTAAAAAATGCAGTTGCTAAACTTGTTCCTTGGTATACTATTTCATCACTGAGATATGTTCCAGTTCCGCTCACTAAACTCAAATCGGTAGTGGTTTTATAAATTTCTGAGTTGGCAAGAGTAGGATAGTTTGCACGGGAAACCGGATTGACAACAATTCCTACTTGACGAAAATCGATATCAGTAGGTACTTTTCCACCTTCATCACCATTAAATTCTGCTGTAAACATTACATGTGAGCATCCTAATTCACCAATAGGATCAGTACCATGTCCCGAAATAGGTGAAACTGGTGCTATAGCTGTTGCATTAGCACCTTCTGTTGATGTGATTACTACATTTGCAAAGGTATATCCTGAACCAGGATTGGTTATAATTATATCTGTAATCACATTAGCAGAAATTTGTACTGAGGCTGTTGCTCCTGTACCATCTCCAACGATTGTCGCTGTAACTGGATTGGTTATTGGATTGTATCCTGAACCACCATTAGTAACATTTACTACATCAATATTACCAGATCCTGCTGGAGTTGTTTGCCAAGGAGGATAATATAAAGATGTTGGTCCTGATCTTCCTACAGGAATTGGAATCCAAACTGTATCCATAAATTTTAATTTAGATCCGATATCAATAGTGTAGATATATTTCCATTTATATCCATCAGAACCTATGTAAAGATTGTTTGATGAATATGTTCCTGGTTGAAAATAGGGTTCATCTGAAACTGCACCACCATTATCATTCCAAAGACATTTGAACACTTGATCAAAACGATTTTTTACATAAAAGTGTTTAATTAAAAGTCCATTCTCATCAGTCTCTAACATATCAACATTATCTTGATAATAATCGTAGACTTCTCCTGCTATCCAATCAATTCTTTCAATAACAGGTGAAATGCTGTTTACTCCTATTTTTTTAACAGCAAAGATATTTTTATAAATCTTTTTCAGATTCATTTGATCCTGTGTTGGTACAGGAGGAGAGTTTTCGTTAGGCCAAGGATCTACTTTTGCTAAGAAGCAATAAAATGTCTCAAGAAAAATATCTGTAGAAAATATCTGAGCAACAGGAGAATAGTAATTCTCTCTGACTGAAGTTAGTCTTGCTCCGTAGGTAACTATATTTTGATTTGCCATGATTTATTTATTAAGCGTGTTGAATTGCTACATATGTATTTGCATTGTCCCCATCAATACTAAAATATCTTAGGTACGCAGAGCTAGTTGCCGACATGTTGAATGTCGTAGAATTAGTAGTAGAATTTGTTGCTGTGCATCCATGCGTTACTGTTCTCTGGTTACCACTAGTATTGGTTAACCAAACTTCAACGACTTTACCATAAACATAATTTGAAAGTGAGATGGTTAGATCAGCAACCAATTCTGCTTTAATTAATGATGTTGTTGAAAAGTCAATTGTAAATGCTGTCTGAGCACCAGGTAAAACTGTTGGTGTATATATGAATCCTTTTTCTGGTGCAACAGTACCAGTAAAATATACAGAATCGGCATTAAATGAAGCAATTTCATTAACAACATTTGAACCTGTTGGTGTATTCCAGAATCTTATTCTTGAACCACGATTTGTGTCTGAGTGATTTTCAGTAGCAACAAAATCAATTCTTGCATCACCAAATGGCGCATATCCTGTAGTACCATATGAGTTACCAGCAATACGCAACAGAATATCATTGTTCTGTGTTGCCGTTGGTGAAGTTACCGTACCTCTTGCATTTCTACCAGCAATGACAGGATATGCTGTATTTGATGTACTAAAAGAATCAATCAACACTCTAGCTGGTGTGTTTGCTTTACTGGTCAATTGCATCAATGTGCCAGCTTGTGTTGGAGTCTGTGAACTTCCTGCTGCTGTGATCGTAAATGCTGACTCTGTTGCGGAAAACAGACTGTTGGCAAGAACCATTGTGCTATTGACTGTGACGGTACCTGTCATATAGGTATTAGCATTCATCGTCACATTACCAATTAATGTGCTTGTGCCATTAACAATCAAATTTCCTGTGCTGATCGCACCTGTCGTTGATTGTATACCTTGAGCAATTAAGTTTCCTGTCAATTGTAGATCGCCAGCAAATATGCCTGATGCATTTGCTAATGCATTATTTGCTTTGTTAAATGCTGCACCAGCTAAATCAAGTCCAGAGTTTGCAGTTGTCCCTGCACTATTAGCAGTAAACGACGCCATTTCGGCAAAGGTATTGACTGCTGTTATATTTGTATTCTGTGTATTATTAATATTGCCTTCAGCATTAGCCTTACCGTATGCTGCTAGAGCTAAAGTATTTGTATTGGTAATATTAGTATTTTGATTATTATTAATAGTTTGTAGATATACAGTATTTGCTGCTGCTGAGTTTGCTGTTGCAAAAGCTTGTTGTGAGAAGCTTGCTGATTCTGCTGCTGTATTTTGAGATGTTCCATCAGCGAAAATAATAGGTTTCTTAGTCAATCTAAAACCAGTATCGTCAATCATTCTTGCAACTACATTAGCTTGTTCAAATCCACCAACAACAAACTCAATTTGTTTACCTGAAGTGATTGAACCTATCATCAAATTACCACCAGGATCACCTATTCCATCACCAGCAACTACCAAATATCCATCCAACGCACCAGTGCCATAGTTTGAGTTATTAATACCAGTATCGATATAATATGTCGTATCTGTGCCAACGTCAGCGGTTGCAACATAATCTGCTGAACCATTTGCATTATTATTTTCAAAATTTATTTGAAGGTAGCTTGCAGAATTTCCAGCAAACTGAGCAACAACATTTGGTAACACAACAGAATTATTCCCAACATTCAAAACATTATTCGCATAAAGTCTTTCTGCTAGTTGAGTTGCAGTAAATTTACCAGTAACACCCGATGGAATGTCAACTCCAACAAATAAGGTGTTTGAAGTGTTTGCATTTAATCCACCAGGAATACCTGGTAGTTGCGAAATCTTTACGGTACTCATTCTTTTATCCTATTAGAAGTATTTCGTCGTTTTCTGTTATTAGTGTTTCGCCTGACTCTGTAATCAGTTCTGGATAATATTGCAATCCTAATGGTCCATAGATAATCACTTGATATTGCTTGCTGACATCACCACCTGCTGAGAAAGTTCTAGCAACACTTAGATTTGCACCAGCATTCGCAGTTACCGCAGATGAAAGAACAATATTACCTGTTTCATAATTAATTGAAGAAACTGTTCTTATTGCGTTATTTACTTTAATTTGATCACCAGCATATACGATATCTTTTAATGGATATGCAGTGTTACTATAAACACCATTATTAATGATATCATAGGTACCAGTTAATGATAATATATTTATTGTAGTACACGAAGAAACAGCAGAAATAGTTGCAACATTGGGAAATGTCAACCAAGTATTTGCGGCTATCGTAATGGTATTTGTTGCGGGATCTATAGATGTAATCTCAGAGTGGACATTTGGTCCATTTGTCGGTGCTAGAGAGATCGTGCTATTTGCAAAGATAAAGTTTGCAATGTTGACTCCAGTACCTAAATTATAGAAAGTAATTACGTTGCTACTGAGATTTGCGAAATCTGTTCTGATTACAGCATTGGCAGCAGCAGTGTTAGTATAAAAATATAATGTGTGCGCTTGGAATGCAGAATCGAGAATGTGTAAATCTAAAGCATTATTTGATTTTAGTGCATATCTTCCTATAACTTTTGTTCCTGCTGGATGCAATAAGCTCAGTAATGCTTCTCTATATTTTGCAATCTCTTTATCTACAGTAATTTGATATGTGAAGTTATTATAATTCTCACTCTGTAAAATACTGAATGCACTAGGTTGTCCTCTACTATCTAGATATTGTCCTTGACTGAAACTCAATCCATTCAAGAACGATGCTGTGGCTTTTGCTGTTCCATCTCCGTAGGTACGAACACCAGAAGTAAATTCTGGACTTCCTACAAAGAAATAATTTTCTGGATAATTTGTATTATCAATATTTAAAACTAAATCTTGATTAACAACTTTTAATTGTAGTGCTGTATTTGGAGTAGCACTGTAATTATAAACTCTTAATCTATATTTTGATTGAGTTGTTATTAAGTTGGGTTCGAGTAACGAGAAAGAATCTATGTAAGCAGAATATGATGCTGCTAATGTATTTGCACCTTGATATACAGTATTTCCTGTTTGTGATATTAGATTAACATCTACATTTGAAACAACAATGTCTTGTACCTTTAGCGATACTTGTGGTGCTGCTACATAATCTTCTCCTAAGTTTGTAGCAGTAATAGTAGTGATAGAACCAATTCTATCCGTAACAGGTGTAAATGTTGCTCCTTGTCCTAAAATACCGTCAATATATATCGAACCGTTTGAACCACCAGATGTTGATATTGAAAGAGTTGGCAAAGCATCTATACGATAACCCATTCCACCAAGAGGATAGATTTCACCACCCGGCACATATTCAACTGAAGTTATAGCACCATTGGCAGCTACATTTATAACATTTGCATATGCACCATATCCAGAACCACCAGTGAATATGATTCGATCATTCGCTGCATATCCTGTACCTGGGTTTGCTATTTGTATTGGACCTAATATTCCAAGCGAACCTAAATCTCCATCGGCTGAAGGATTGTCTGTTGGATAAGTTGAAACTGCTGTAACACCAATAGCAGCAGCAGAACTTATTCCTCCACCAGCATTAACGACATTAACTGAACTAATTGGGAAAGCAAAGAATGATGTTTTGTTTGGGAATGCATTTTTCAGTGAAGTATTAGCATTAGCTGTCGAACCAGAACTTATAAAAGTATATGTTGCGTTTCCGATGGCAACATTGGCAGAATATGTTATGCTATAACCAATAATGCCTGCCACATTCGCAACATATCTTTCCGTATCGTCAAAGTTTCCTACTTCAGCTAAAGCTCCAGCTGCATTAGTTATAACAATATTTGTGTTAGAATTTGCATTATAACCATAACCACCTGTTATTGTATTGATTCTTTGAATAGATCCTTTTGTTGTCTGACTGACTACAGCAGCAGCGCCTATTCCTGTATTTGAATTCAAACCACCAACAAAAACTACAGGATCGCCTTCTTTGTATAGCTGACCTCTATTGTTAGGATCAATTCTTACTTGATTGATTTGTCCAATTATTTTCGCTCTAAGAACATTTCCATCGAAAAGAACCGGTTGATTGAAAGAATCTACAACCTTAACGAATTCGCCTGTCTCAAAAACTCTAGTGATATTTGAAATATAAACTTCTGTTTTGGTATTCGCTATTACAGCATTTTCAATTGTAGCAATTGTTTTTGATGTTTCACCAAACAATCTTAGATTTGTGGTGTCTAAAAAATTTATGTCAGTAGAAGCCAAACGAACACTTCTTGCTACATACCAAATACCATCAGATGCTCTTAATACATAATCCTTTGTATTGAAATAATCAAAATCAGAATCAAAAAGTAATCTGAAAAGAAACTTGTATGATCCTGGAGTTCCTTTTGATTTGTATAGTTGTTTTGCTAGTTTTACTGCTTTTCTTTTGTCTGATAAAGCATCTTCTGGAAAGTTAGGAAGGAAATCATTGACAAAATAGTTGACGAATTCATCTGTAGTTTCATCAATGTCTTTATAGTTAAGTAAGTTCTTTGAGAAATCTAATACTTTTCCATTTTGCTCCATCCATTCATAGTACGCTTGTACAAACTCTACAAATTTGGAGTAATCAGGATTGTCCTTGATGAAATCAGGGAACTGCGAGGGTACTAGTAACGAAGTCTTTTTATCTGTAGACATTATTGCGTCTTAGCTGTTAAATTGACAGTAATTGCGTTAGGATCAAATGGATCTACCGTGATGATTCTATTGAATGATGAAGATATAATTGTTGAATCTGGATTTGCAGTAATAGTAAGCTCTGCCAATTCGTTACTTACTGTAACTGGATTAAATGAGTCTAATTGAACAAGACCAGTTTCATAATCGACTGTACCAACGGAAGGATCAAGAACGATTTTAACACCCAAAGCATTATAGTAGTATGTTCTGAGTGTACCAAATCTACCTTCAATATTTGCTATCGCTACACCTAAAGTTCCTGTAGTATCACCTTCTGCGGCAGCAATTGTAACTACTGCACTTGTATAATTCGAACCTTTATTTGTAACATTAATTTCTCTGATAGTTCCATTTAAATTAATTACTGCCTTTGCAGTTGCTCCTGCTCCATCACCAGTTATTGTTACTAGTGGTGCTGTTTGATATTTAATACCAGGATTGATAATCGAGATAGAATCAACACCACCAGTAGAAGAAGGAATTTCTTCAATAAAAACATTTGTTATTGTGCTAATAAGATTATCGGGATCTCTGAACGTCATTGCTGGCGAACTAGTTATTCCACTCTGAAACATTCCTCTTGCTAACTTTGTTCCAAAATTTAAATTATAATTAGTTGGAACTGTTAATGAAGGAAAAAACTTTTTCTGAGTTTGTATAATCAGTTCGTTGGTTATGATCGAAGGATCTACTGATAAAATACTATTGGTAATATCTGTTTCTAAGAATGTTGAATTAAATGTATTCAACAAACTAGTTGCTGTATTTGAAATACTTTGTTGTATTGCAGTTTGCAATTGTGGTGGAGTTAATGTAGTTTTTCTTGGATCATAAAGTACATTAGCTGTTATTTTAAGATAAACATAATCTGGATCAATCAGAGTAGGATCAACCGTCAAAACAGATATTGGTTTAATAACATCTTGTATAATTTTTTGTTTTTGTGTATCTGTAAAGAAGTATGCTCCTGCTGGTTTGATTGATATAAACACTTGTCCATATACAGGAGGATCATTTTCTTGTCCACCCCAAACATTCACAGCATCAAAAGCATATCCTAAATTGTTTTGTTGAATTAATGTGATATAGTCATCTTTTGAGACTGCACGGTTTTGTGCTGAATAAAATTTTGGTGCTTGAAACTTAATCGAATCAATAGTTTCTTTTTCTCCGCCTTTCGATGCAGGAAATACAGGAGTTACTATTGGGGTGCCACCTATTTGTGTGGTTACTGTGAAGTTATTGGCTCCACCAGCAGCAGTTGCACTTGTTTTAACATAGGATACTCGTACAAGAGATCCATCGACTAATTTTTTTCCAGCAATCCCATCACCAAAATATATTTGATAGTTTCCAGAAATTCCTTCTTGTAGGAAGTACACTGTGGATGATCCATTCAGTGTGAGAAAATCAGTTGCTCTATTATAGACATCATATGAACTTGACGAGGGATTTGGATATACGGTAACTTGCAGAGTGGTGGTATCTATACCATCTTGTTCTAAGTCAAATATTGCATCTGGATTTGATGGCTCATCATATGTAAATGAGAACGTAGCAGGAATACCTTGCTTAATTTTTATATTGTTGATTGTTGCAACACCACCAGTTATTGTGGCTGTATAAGAGTCAGTCGTTACAAAGTTGTAATTTGTTCCGTTCACTCTCTCAGATAAGAAAGATGAAAATTTAGGTAACGTGAATACTGTTCCTGACAATCCAGATACACTCAAATTAACTGTTGCTTCAGGTGCTATGTCTGATGTTGGAATATAACCTAGTAATTTAGCATGTGATACAACTGAATTTCTTTTTAGTGCAGAATCTAAAAACATCTCATTTGCAACCATATTTAAATAGTATGCATTATACTGAGTGTTATATGTCAATACATCTAGCAGAGTATTGATACCCGAACCTGTAAAATTATAGTCTTTAAATGTATCTTTAGATTTTAAGAAAGCAGCTAGATTTGTTTTGATGTCTTGAAAATCTAGGTCTGCTACTTGATTGTATGTATTGGCAATGGCCATTATCTAGTCCTCTTTAAAAGAAGATTTAGTGTTGTTGGTGTCGTATTATTCGCTATATAAAATCTTAGAGTCACATTATAACCATTTTCATCCGGGGTTGCTCTTACAACAATCGGATTGTTCTGTTCTCCTGTATTAGGATTTGTAGAAAAATCAAGTAAAACTCTAGGTTCATAATTTGTTATGCAATTTTGTATTTCTGTGGCAATAACAGATTCCATTTCTGGACCTGTATTTTCGAACAATAGACCAGTTAGGTTTGATCCTACGTTAGGCTGAAACAACCTCTCATAGCGATTGGTTAACAGTAAGTTTCTGACTGAACGTAGGACTGCCTGTTCATCATAGCTAATGGTTACATCTCCAGTTACTGGATTTCTATTGAACGACAAATCTATGTCGGAATATATTTTTTTTATTGTTGTCGTTGCCATTTACTATTTATGTTGCTATTTTAGACTTTAAGTAATCTGTTCCTACTAAATTATTGATTAAGTAGCTTTGAGTATTACTTACATTTGAAAATCTACCTAAAAATCCATAATCTCTGCCTACCTGTATAGTTGCTTGATAGAAGGTCCAATCATCATTAATTCTATTATATATTTGATTATAAAGTCCTCTAAATGAAACATTCATGGTTTGCATTTGAGAAGCTGACAATGTGCATGTATTTGACCAATAACCAGAAGGCATACCGGGAATAAAGGTATTTGTAGTATTAGTGATAATCAAATTCGTATAGTAATTAAATGTAGTGACGTTTGAGGATAGCTCATCACCAATAAACAAACTCGTCATTGCACCCAAACCACCAACAGCATTTGCAATACCATCAGTTTTGTTTAACATAAAGGTATTTTCATTACCATATGACATGACAGCATCAAAAGTCGGAGACAATTCAGTTGCAGAATTTGCAGAAACTCCAGACACATTATTTGTGTGAGAAATAAAATCACTCAACAACATGGTTACAGCAACAATATTATTAGCATTTGCAAGATATTGAATTGAATTTGCATCTGCTCCCATAATGCTATCAACAATTTGTTGTGCACCTGGAGAAGTAAAACTCACATTTATCATGGCACTACCAAATGAATTGATCGTGCTAATTAAGTTGCTGGTAACGTTTTTAACTGGATTTTTATAATATGTCTCTCTATCAATAGGACCATTTGCCAAATCTGTTATTTGCCAAGATTTAAATGTGATGTTATTTGAACTTGCATTTAGCATGTCCTTTGCATCAGCACTTATGTTGATTGCGCCTCCAAATTTATTCGTATCGAATTTATACTCGTATCTCTCAAAAACACTATTTGCTGACATATTCTAACCTCATGCTGAAAGTAATGGTGGTGTAAATCCTGGTTTTGTTGCTGCTGCCCCTTCTCCTGTATCCGGATAAATTGGTGAACCAGATGGACCTCTTGGTGTATTGTGAATGTGGCGATTGTAAGTCACTCTTAGTTTTGATAATGAACCAAAAACATCTCTAGTGTAAATGGTGTTCATGATTCCTATGTTACCAAACGCACCATTAAATGTTGGTGCAGATACAGAAGTCAGTGCTACAACAACTCCTGATGGTAATATAGATCCAGGTAAAGTAAATCCAACATTCAATCCACCTAAAGTTTCTATACCACCATATGCAAATAATTTATATCCTGCCGATATGTTCTCACCCGAAGTAATTGAGTTACCTACTCGTAATCCTCCAGCTACAGTCAGATCACCATTAACAACAACACTATTTCCTGTATTCAAATAGATGTTAGGTGCAGTCACAGGATTTATTGCTTCTCCTGATGCTCCTGCGGTGATGTTAATATCTCCACCAGAACTAAGGTCTACATTTCCTTCAGCAAAGATTTTACAATCACCACCAATCATTGCACCATAAGTACTTGTCGTGTTATCGGGTCCTTTTTTTACTACAGCAGTCAAACTACGCATTTGAGCATAAACATCACCATTAACGGTAAGTTTTGCATCAGCTTCGATGTTGATGTTACAAACGCCTTTTACTACTACATTATTATTGTTAACAACAACGGTAAAATTGTTTCCGCTAATTGTTGTTTGCATTGAACCATCAGGCTCTATCCAAACCTGTGTATTACTTTTGGCGTGTTGAAGTATGATTTGTTCGTTTTCTGGAGTATCATCCAAAATAAACATATGACCAGCTTCAGTTTGTTGGCCATGTATATAAGGATATACTCCTGGTTCTGGTGATGTTGCTACACCTACACTGCCTAATGGAAGATTATAAGCCATTGTTTTTCCTTAAAATATCGTCACATTCACTATTGGTTTAGATGGTTTATTTACAGCACTTCTTATAACATTCAACATGTTGTTAATTGATGCATCTTGAGTTTCGCTGAAGTTATCAAGTGATTGACCAATGGCTTCTGCTCCGGCAATAACTGCTTGTGTAGCTTGTTCAGCTAATGTTATATTAGCCTGTAATGCTTGAATTTCTGCTAATAATCCACCAGTATTGAATCCTAAAGATATTGAAAGAGCAGAAGCAATAGCATTTTTAATAGCAGTAATACATTCTGCCAATGCTCTTCCAATTATCTCGGGAAGTCTAGCAACAAAATTAATTAGTGTTGCAATATATCTTTCTACCTGTGCTAGTAGTGCGGCGCCAACAATGTAAGTTTCAATTAATTTGTTTATGTATCTTAATTTCTCTGCTATGTATCTTGCTATTTCTGTTATAGATGTTGCTAGAGGTCCAGTAAGTCCTAATGCGGTTAATGCTTTAGAAACTATTTCTCGTATTGCCTGAACTATTTGTTGAAACTTTGAACTTTTAATAAAAGCTTCTAATTGAAGAACTGGAGCGCCTAGTTGTAAATTTGGAACTTTAACTCCATTTCTAAGAGTCATTTGAGTATTTCTAGGAAGAGGAGAACTAAACGGCTCACAGAAATGAAATCCTGGTCTATTGTTTGCTGAAAGTGCTCCACTAAAAATACCTCTGAATACGTCGGCAGTTTTTTGCAGACCTTCAATTTGAGCATCAGTGATAAATCCTGTTGATGGTGGATTTTTTTCTATAATATAAATTTGTCCATTTTCTGTAAGTTCGTATGATTCACCAAGCCTAACTCCACTAAGATTAACATTTACAGTCATTTTTTAACCCTTAGATATTAATTTTTGTATCTTTACCAACACCAGTAGTCACATTGTTAAATGCTGCAAAAGTACCAAACATAACAGGTGCTTGTGCAGATTCGCCATCTAAAAAGAATCCTACAACCCAATCTCCGATTCTTAATTGATGTATTGTAGATGACGCTGGATTAGTAACCGGATAAATTGGTTGCACCCAAGGCAAATCTTGTACGGGAACCTTTGCGTCTGCTTCTGGAGAACCATCACCATGCCAACCAAAAATTCTAACCTTACATCTTCCCAAACCTAACGGATCCAATCTTTCTTTTACCACTCCTATCCACCAAACAAAACCATTTTTACCAATAAAATGTGGCTCATACATTATGCAAGTCTCCCATTCTGTATATTTTGACTACTATTGTCGGTTAGTATATTTCTCTCAGATAAACTATCAGTAACCGCTTCAACTATACAGAGATATTGTCCTCTAAAATTAAGCACATGACGTATTGCTGATACTAGGTAATTACCTGAGTAATATTTATTGTTAGCTTTTTTCCCTGTACTATCATCTAAAGACATTGAAGGAATGTTTAGTCGTATTTTAGATCCTATAGTCAAGTTCGGATCACCATATATAGTGAACTCTACGATCATTGACCTAGACAATCCAATCTGTGCTGTTCTATATGGTATATAAGTCTCGATGTCAATACTAGGAACAATTGTTTTCAGAGACTCACGATTATTGATAAGCGGATTTTCTCTCTGCTTGGCATTTGTTGTCATCACTTTGAATACTGAATTTGTCATTTGACTTTCTTCTTTACCATATCTATTTGTGTATCCTGTAGTAAGAGGATATGGATTTAATGACGCCGAAGTATTAAAGTAATCATTATATTTAAATTCCGTAACTTGATACTGCTGCAATAATGGATCTATAGTTACTAATTTGTTTGCATATAAACCAATTTGAGTTGCTTCTAAAGAATCAAAATGCTTTTTTATGTTCAACGTCAGCATGTTCTTTAGTCCATATTCTAAGTACTCTTTTTCTCCAGGAGAATATATTCCTTGCGGGCTATAGAAATATTCAGCATATGAATTACTTGTGTACAGAGATTGCAAAGACCTAAAGTTATATCCATTTACTGTATCATAAAACAACATGTCAGCACCAACATGCCCATACTGTGCTTTTGCTGGTTTTGCATAACCACACAACCATTGTATTGCTTCAAAAGGAGTCTTGTTTGATATGATGAAACTATATGTTCCTTCAGTATCTTCAAATACTGATTTTGGTAATAAATGCCTTCTTGTGTTTAATTCAGTTGTTAATAAGTCTTGTACGATATAGTTAATTGTTTTTTGATTGTATGATTTTACAATTCGTGTTTGTTGATTTAGAAAAACATCTTCTGACACAAAGTTGATTGTAAATTCTTCATTGTTTCTGCTAACTGGAATATTTTTTCCAATTCTGTGAACTCTAAAATACACATCATTAAAAGGATCATTTTCTCCAACTTTAGAGAAGCTTATTTTTATAAAATTAAATCCAGTAATGTTGAATATTTCAATAAAACCTTGGGAGTCAGTTAATGATACATGACCAGAAACTACACCAGAATACATGCTCTCATAAATTGAAAGTTCTAGTATTGATGGTTTTAAATTGATTGCTTGTCCACTAGAAGTAATTAGATCGACACTTGCAATTGTAAATTCTTGTGGATTGGTTATATTTGCCATTATCGACTATACAATGCTTTAAATTGATTTTCAATGTTTAAAACATAATCCTTGTCTATCAGACCTATGTTTCTTTTCGATTCGTTAAGATTATATTCATAATCATAGGCATTTACCTCAGCCTTACTTATAGTTTGTTTGATAGTACTACCATCTGGCATTGAATAAGTTGTGGTACCAATAGTCGTATTGGCATATTCACCTTGATCGATGATAGTCACAAACTGAGATTGTTCTCCCGTAGCTACATCTTCATTTGTCATTATTTTTTCATAGTGATGAATTTCCAATACTGAATTGCTTAATGACCCGTATTTGTCGATTAGAAATAAATTAAAATTTTGTTGATTCAACGGCCAATCCCATTGCAAATCTTGTACGCTATTTTGATTTGATAATGAAAGCAACCAAAATTGTTCTGGTGCTCCGTAGTACTTGTTTGCAACGATTTCTGGTAGGTCACTATCTTTTAATTCATATTCATAGAACAATAAAGGTTGTTTTGTCAATTGATTGACCAAATAAGTTCTGGTCATGATATCCTTCATTGCAACTGTGCTGCCATCTATTTGTTGATAGTTTATGTATGGTAACTGTGAAAAATATCTCATTAGTAGCCTTTTTCAATCTGCTTTTTGTCTTGAACGCTAAGTTCTTTGAATGTGAGAGTCATTCTTGTTTGAACTGGATATCCACCTTCATGTGCAGTCCATCCACCACCAGAAGCAGCATAGTCAACATCAATACTTTCCAGAACGCATCTGTCTATTCGATGTATGTTGAAGTTTTCATTGTTATCATAGAAAAACTTAATTTCAAAGGTGTCAGGCATTTTGAAGAATAAATCATTGTTTATAGCGCCACCACCAATTTCTGGTGCAGCATG